CCAAGACATGATGTTAATGCCCTAAAGACAAACTCGACCTGCATTGGTAGATCACTGCGATTCATACCCATTCTCCTTTGTTCACCCACTGTGGAATGACGTACTTTGTCATACGCCACCTACCCCGTTCCCCTTGGAGTTCAACTGCCAAGGGGGAATCGGAGTCGCCCGCACACTTCCAATCAAACACCTGCGGTTTCTTTTCGAGACCGTATAGGCTTTTGAGGAAGAACTGTGTGTCACAAGGCTCATACGTCGGCTTCGAAAAGCTCGGCGCTGAGACTTCAAACCCCTCGTGTCCCCAAGGGGCTCGACGAGGTCTTACTTCGTCGAAATCCCCAAAGAGACTCGAGTCTCCGTAGCCGTCCGATATTCTCGGACGGCGGAAGTACTCGGGCAAAAGACCCTTGAACTTCTCATACGTGGGTTTGAACCGACCGTCAAGGCCCCATGGTAACCCGCGCGACGCGTGTCGCCGAATGTTATTAAGGACCAACAAAAGACGATCGGTGGACACTACATCCTCGCGGATGTAGAAGGGCGTAACGTCGCATCCGTTGAAATAGTGCTTACCGCACGATTCACGGAACGGCCCACTTGCGAAGCTCTTCTTAGGGTTCACAGTGAACCCGCAGAAGGAAAGTAGCTTACACAAGGGTTCGTACACGTTTCCGGAGATGACGATGTCATCCCCGTAGACGAGTAAGCGACGTTCCTCCTCGTCATGGAGTTCCAATACGGCTTCACAGAGACCCCAGAATATCAGGGTCTCTAATTCAAACGTGAAGCCGTTCCCCATTGACGAGACCTTTTGGTACGAAACTTCAGTACCATCAGGTAGAACGCCGACTGGTGATCGAGCATGCTCGATTGCACTAAACCAGTCGTCCGGGAGTAGCTCAGCCACTAATCGCAACGATATAGTGTCCGAGGCTGACGACAAATCTACGGTCGCCAACTTATCGGTCTTACTCCCCTCGAGAGCTAACTTTTGGTTATTCTCTTGGGTATCAAGGTCGATACCTACACGCCGAAGACGCTTTCGGATTAAACCGCCGATCCCTTTCTGAATCCAAAGATTCATCTGGGGCTCGATGGCGATAACCCGATCCGTTTTCGCGTTCTTAGGCACAGTGGTAATGCGGTTCCCCTTGACGACCTTCAAAACGTCAAAGGGTGCCTGCCCTCCCGCCAGGGAGGCTATGTGGTTAAACCACATAGGACAACGGCGCAATGCCGTGTACGCAAGTGGCACATCCCTTCGTTACTTCGGGAATTCTCCCGAACTTGTAGTAAGCATCTCCGTATTTTCGTTTCAGGTCGAAAGTCGCACCTGGACCAAAACCGAAGAGCTGCTCTGCTTGATCCCAATTAAGAGGACCAAGTACGCGTGCTATCTTTCTTCGTGCCGTATGAAGATACGACGCGAACGACACGGTTGTAGAAGCCGTGCCGTAGCTACGCGCAAGACGAAGGTTTGTCTCTAAGCAGCTCCTTTCCGCCGCCTCAAACGCCGCAATGGCGACCTTTTGCCGATCGATGCCGAGATTCCAAGACGGAAACTTCGACATAAG